TTCCACTGCTGTCCCTCTTGAAAATGTAGTAACAGTAAATGATATAAATGATGAACTTGAAGAATTTATTCATGAAGGCTTTAAGCCTGGTTACCAAGTCGGTCTTGATAACTTCGATAGCATATTTAGTACTTACACAGGGCAATTCATCACCGTCACAGGTGTGCCTAGCTCTGGTAAGTCTGATTTTGTTGATAGAATGGCTGTGGGCTACCAAATGAAATATGGTTGGAAAACAGCTTTTGCATCACCAGAAAACAAACCAACTTTTTTACACGCACATAAACTTATTAGAAAAATAGGTGGATGGATGCCTAAGAAAGAAGATTTAGGTGGTGATAAATGGAATAGATGTTTTGAAGTTGTTAATGATAACTTTTATTTTATAGAGGCAGAAAGATATGATCTAGATGCTGTTCTTAAGAAAGGTGCTGAGCTCGTTAAACGTAAAGGCATTAAATGTTTAGTTATTGACCCTTATAATAAGGTTAAAATGAAAGGTGCTGGTGATTTATCTATCACAGATGCTACTATGGAATACCTTGCTAAAATTGAAGCTTTTGCTAAAAAATACGATGTACTCGTTGTTATCGTTGCACACCCTACTAAAATGTATAAAAAAGATGATGGTACTATTGATGAACCAACTATGTACAATATTAAAGGTGGAGGTGAATGGTACGATGCAAGTTATCATGGTTTATTAGTCCATAGAAATTACACTAACAATACTGTTAAGGTAAAAGTTCTTAAAGTTAAGTTTCAAAACTTAGGTGAAAACCAAGCTGAGGCGCATTTTAAATGGAATCACGCTTCTGGTGATTATATGCCTGTTGCTGAAGTAGAGCAAAATCTTCCTTGGGAATAATGTGGCGTTCTAAAAAGAAAAAAGGTTATATTGGTTTAAGTAATGGATATATACCAAACAAAGAAGAACGCAAGTGGCATTCGTATTGTGTTAATAATGGAATAATAATATCACCTGTTCCAACTACGCAAGGCGCTTATCCAGAAGAATGGCGTATTGGAATATCTTTTTCTAATAATTACAAAAAGATACACGAAACGCCTACGGTGTATATAACAGATAATATATGGCCTGAAACATTTAAATTAATGAAATTTTATTACGACAAAAACAATGAATGATGTACAAGAACAATATAGAGGATTATTATCATCACTCGTCCACGGAGGCAGACAAAAGAATGACAGAACAGGCGTTGGGACGCGATCTGTGTTTGGACGAATACTACGCCATGATATGTCAACAGGATTTCCTTTATTAACAACTAAAAAAATATATTTCAATCATGCAGTCACAGAACTTTTATGGATACTTCAAGGACGATCGGACATTGGGTATCTTAATGATAATGGTCTTACTTACTGGAATGCGGATTATGAGCGGTCCGGTAGAACAGATGGGACTCTTGGTCCTGTTTACGGTGTTCAGTGGAGGAACTTTAATGGCGTTGACCAGATTAGAAAACTTATTCGTGAAATCAAAAGCAATCCGTCCAGTCGCCGCCTTATGGTTAGCGCTTGGAATGCAGCTGATCTTAATGATATGGCTTTGCCTCCATGCCATTATGGTTTTCAAATATATATAAACGATGGGAAGATGGATCTTATGTGGAATCAAAGAAGCGCCGATGTTTTTCTTGGCTTACCTTATGATTTTGCTATGTATGGCTTATTATTACTTATGCTTGCTAAAGGGACAGACTATACGCCTGGCCAGCTTATTGTTTCACTTGGCGATTGTCATCTTTACAATAATCATATCGATCAAGCTAAAGAGCAATTATCCCGCGATTTTCGGAAACTTCCTAGTGTTAGCGTCGATTGGGGACTTGATGTTATGGAAGGAGCCGGAGGATTTTTAAGAATACCAACACATAAAATGATAAACATATCTGGATATGAGCCACACCCGCCAATCAAAGCTGACCTCAACGTCGGACCTATGGTTTAAAAAGAACAACTATATGGCTAAGTTTTTGAATGATAAGAGTATTGAGATTATAAACAAAATAAACAAAAAATATGGAAATGCCAACAGGTAAATACAAAGTATATCATATCCCAGGTAAAAAAGTTGGGTGTACTACTGATATACAGAAACGAGTTGTTGAGACGCAAGGTTATAAACAGGGAGAGTATGAAATATTATTTGAAACTAATGATATTGCAGAAGCTTCTCAAGCAGAAAGAACCTTACAAAAAGACTTAGGTTATAAAGTAGACCGAAAGTTATACAAAGATTTATTTAAGAAAAATAATAAAATGAGTAAGCATTCATCATCAGAATTTACTACAACATTTAAGGTGTCTAAAAAAGACATTGACGCTAATTTTTTAATTGATTTAAAAATTGAAACATCAGAAGGAACTCATGTCTTGGACTCAGAGGATAAAATTGATTGGATTATATCTAATGTTCATAATAGCCAATTTGGCCCATCAACTTGTTATGTTTATAACAAAGCAATGGCAGAAGCTGGTCCGTTTAAAACGTACAGTAAAATGATAGAAGATATTGATAAAATGCATACACCAATCCCACCATTTAGTTTAATTAGAGAATGGGCTAATGAACGTGGTTTGTATGAGAAAGGAGATTCTAAAACACAGTTTCTTAAATTAATGGAAGAAGCTGGTGAACTTGCGATGAGTTTATTAAAGTCTGATAAGGTTGAAACAAAAGACGCTATAGGAGATATGGTGGTTGTTTTAACCAACTTAGCACACTTAGAAGGATTTACTATAGAAGAATGTATTGAAGCTGCATACGGGGAGATTTCAAAACGTACGGGTAAAATGATTAATGGAACATTTGTAAAAGATAATTAATATGAGTAAATTAAAAGCTGCAGAACTAGATGATGCTACATTAAATACAGCTGTTAACCTATTAGCAAAAGTAAATGAAACTATAGATAATATAGATTTCAATAATGTTGAAGACGTAAAAAGATTACGCATACTTGTTTCTACATATACAAATTTAAAACCTTATTTCTAAATGCGCGATAAAATTATACAACAAGTTGTAGATAAGTTCAAAGAACGTTCAGATGTTGGTTACAAAAAGTACGGTGTAACTCTTCACGATGATGAGCCTAATATGCACAAGTGGCTTAATCATTTACAAGAAGAGCTTATGGATGCAGTTAACTATCTTGAAAAGCTTAAAATGACTATGACTGAAGAGCTTACTGAAAAGATATATCAAGACTATAAAGAAGCTGAGGCTGAAGCAAGCCCCATAAGTTCAACACCAGACCCAGGCCCACCAAAAGGTTTTGGCGAGTATACTAGAACAACGAGTATGTATCCTGGTGATATTGAAGTAACGTACACACATATTAATGAGGAGAAGAAGTAAAAAAAGAGGCCCAGTACAGGCTAAAAAAATAACTTACGATGGAATAAATTTTGCATCAGGCTTAGAGCGATATACATATATGGCTTTAAAGAAAAACAAACTATTTGAAGGATATGAAAATGAAGTTTTCCAGCTTATCGAGGGATTTAATTTTGACAATGAGTCTTACGAAAAACAAGCAAACGGAAAAGGTGACTATACTAACAGAGGGCAAAAGAAAATACTGGGAATTAAGTATACGCCTGACTTCGTTGGGAAAGACTATATAATAGAATGTAAAGGAAGGGCAAACGAATCATTCCCTATTAGATGGAAATTATTTAAATTATGGCTTACGAAAAACAAGATTGGAAAGACACTCTACAAACCGCAAAATCAAAAGGAAGTAGACAGGACGATTCAGATAATCAAAGAAAGAAGAAGAAGCTAGCCGCTCTTCATTACAAAAGACGTAAATTAGAAAAAGATGTTAGAAACTATATCAACAACAACAAACACATCAACTTCAAAGACATTGACGAAATTGGAAGACGACACGGATTTTTCTTTGGATAAGCATTATAAAGAAAGAATTAATTTTCACACAAAAATGCTTTATTATTATTTAAACGAAGAACAAAATGAGAAACTGGCAATTAGAAATAGGTCTATACCCGGGAATATTATTAGGAGTTAGATCTTACGAACAAGAAACTTTTAGGGAGCATGTGCTATACATACCGTTTATAGAATTAATACTTACAGTATATGATGAATAAAGTAGAAGAATATGTTCGTAATAATTATAAAAAGTTATTTAAAGATAAACCTTTAATTATAGAAGAATACAATAATCACTTTGAAATTAAATCTAATAAAGATGAAAGTCCATTAATTTTAAGTAAAAATATATTATGAGCACACCAACAAGAGCAGAGCTAGCCGGCAAGGTAGGGCAGCTAAAAGCAGTATCAGAACAAATTATAATGGAAATGCGTATGTTAGATGATCGTATTTCAGGAGTATATGCTTTTATACAGCAATTACCAGACTATGAAAAAATAGTTGAAGAATTAAAGAAGAAGGCTGAAGAAGCTAAACAAGAACAACCGGAAAAAAAATTAGATATATAAATGGGGTTATTTGATGAAAGAATTGCATATAAACCTTTTGAATATCCTGAATATTATAATGAAGGTTGGTTAAAACAGGCTCAAGCTTTCTGGTTGCACACAGAAATACCAATGTCCGGTGATGTTAAAGATTGGAATGAAAAACTAACTAAAGAAGAAAAAAACTTAGTAGGTAATATACTTTTAGGTTTTGCACAAACAGAATGCGCTGTTTCAGATTATTGGACGCAGAATGTTGTTAGTTGGTTCCCTAAACATGAAATACAACAAATGGCAATGATGTTTGGTTCACAAGAAACAATACACGCAGTTGCTTATTCTTATTTAAATGAAACACTGGGCCTTGAAGATTTTGAAGCGTTTTTGCATGAGCCGGCGACAGCTGAGAGATTTGATAACCTTGTTGCTACTAATGATAATGACACCAAATCTATTGGCCGCAGCTTGGCCATTTTCTCCGCGTTCGCTGAGGGTGTATCGTTATATAGTGCTTTTGCTGTATTGTACTCTTTTCAGCTACGTAATTTACTCAAAGGTATTGGGCAACAAATGAAATGGTCTGTAAGAGACGAATCTTTGCACTCTAAGATGGGCTGTCAATTGTTTAGACATATGTGTAAAGAAGATGATAGTCTTTTAGAAGCTTGTAGAGAAGAGGTTATTGAAGCTGCTAAAACAATGCTTTCAGCCGAAGAAAAATACATTGATAAAATGTTTGAAATGGGTGATATTGAAGGTATAAAAGCGTACGATTTAAAACAGTTTATTAGAAAAAGACTAAATGAAAAACTTGCAGAACTCGGTTACTTCGACCTCGGGCAATACTTTGCATTTGACGAACCAGCAGCAGACAACCTCGACTGGTTCTACCATCTTACAGGTGGGCATACCCATACTGATTTCTTTGCTGTTCGTCCTACTGATTATTCGAAAGCAGGTGAAGGTGAAGATTTTGAAGATATTTGGTGATGAAGCAGTGTAACATATGTAAAAAACGCAAAAAAGATTCTAAATTTAAACACGCCGGGAAGAAAACTTGTTCTCGGTGTGAATTTAGATGGAAAAAAAGTTTCCTAAGGTTATTAGTGCAAGATCGTAGGCTAAGCGCTAAAGAGCGAATAGCTAATAGACTTGGTTATATGGGCACAGCTTTTATTATGATGTCTCCGTATCTTTTACCTTACGGAAATATTGGAGCTATTACATACATAATAGGTGGTGTTGTTTCAACACCCCAAGTATGGGTTGCAAAACAATGGAACCTAGTAGCTGTTAACGTTAATGTTACTTTAGGGTATATAATTTATATAATGTCAAACTAATATGTGGAATAACGAATGGAAGAAAGGTGTTGATTACCCTAATTGGGGAGACACTGAAGTTTACAAGAAAACAATAGCAGGTGGCTATTTGCTTCAAGGGGAGACGCCACGTGACGCTTATACGCGGGTTTGTAAGGCTGTTGCAAGGCGTTTATACAAGCCAGAACTTGCTGAAAAGTTTTTTGAGTATATATGGCAGGGTTGGCTATGTTTAGCTTCTCCTGTGCTGTCTAATACAGGTACTGATCGCGGCTTGCCTATAAGCTGTTTTGGTATTGATGTTGCAGATAGCATACAAGATATAGGACAAAAGAATTTAGAAATGATGCTACTCGCAAAACACGGCGGCGGAGTAGGTATCGGTGTGAATATGATTAGACCCGCCGGAGCAAGAATTACAGGTAATGGAACATCAGACGGAGTTGTCCCTTTTTGCAAAATCTATGACTCAACTATACTCGCAACCAACCAAGGTAGCGTTAGAAGAGGAGCTGCATCAGTTAACATCAATATTGAACACGATGATTTCCTCGATTGGATTGAAATTAGGGAACCTAAAGGAGACGTCAACAGGCAATCTCTTAACTTACATCAGTGTGCTGTCGTTGGCGATAAGTTTATGCGAAAGCTTGAAGCGGGAGACCAAGAAGCGAGGAAAAGATGGGGTAAACTTATCCAAAAGCGTAAAGCAACTGGTGAGCCATATGTCCTCTTTAAAGGCAATACGAATAAAGTTAATCCAGAAGCTTACAAAGCGAACGGATTAAAAGTACACATGACAAACATATGCTCTGAGATTACTCTTCATACAGATGAGTCTCATAGTTTTGTTTGCTGCTTATCATCACTTAACTTAGAAAAATACGACGAATGGAAGGATACAAACCTGGTATACGATGCGACTTGGTTCCTGGACGGTGTCCTGGAAGAATTCATACAGAGAGCAAAGGGACTAAGGGGATTCGAAAATTCTGTGAGATCAGCTGTCAAGGGACGGGCACTAGGATTAGGAGTGTTGGGGTGGCACAGCTTACTCCAAAAGAACGGGATCGCTTTCGAAGGGTTAATGGCACAGTTCAAAACCCGAGAGATATTCTCAAAGATAAAGATAGAAACTGAAAGAGCTTCTAGAGCACTTGCAGAGGTATATGGCGAGCCTTTATGGTGTGTTGGTACTGGAATGCGCAATACACATTTAAGAGCAATTGCGCCCACTGTATCTAATTCAAAATTATCTGGTAATGTATCTCCAGGTATTGAACCTTGGGCTGCTAATGTATTTACAGAGCAATCTGCTAAAGGAACATTTATTAGAAAAAACAATGAGCTTAGAAAAGTATTTAGAAAAGCTGGTATCGACACCAAAGAAACTTGGGATAAGGTACTTGCAGACGGTGGATCAGTGCAAGACATTAAAGAACTTGATGGATGGTATTACGATCACAGAGGAAGACTTACCCAAGAAGATGTTCAAAATGGGGAAGCGGTAAAGAATGTATTTAAAACATTCAAAGAAATAAATCAATTAGAACTAGTTAAACAAGCCGGAATAAGACAAGACTATATAGATCAGTCTGTAAGTTTGAACTTAGCATTTCCATCAGAAGCAACACCTCGCTGGATGAATACAGTTCACATGGAAGCATGGAAGCGTGGAATTAAAACTTTATATTATGTTAGAACCGAAAGCGTATTACGTGGCGATATTGCCGCAGCTGCTATGGATCCTGACTGCTTGTCTTGTGATGGCTAGTTGCACACCAGAAGAAACGTGTTTTGAAACAGTAACAAGGTATTATGACCTAGAAGGTAAATACTTATATACTGTAGAAGGATTAGAATGTGAAGGTTACAAATACTAAATAAACAAATTATGGCAAACAAAAGATTTACATTTGCAGACGCAAAAGCAAAGATTAAAGAATTAGAAGAAGCTTTAGAAGAAAAAGCATTAGAGGTTAAAGAATTAGTTGATGATATTTCATTAGATGATTCTGATAATGTATATAATTCTAGAGAAAATACAATAATTCAAGTGTATAAAATTGGGTTCTGGATATTACTAGGCCTTAATATATTACAGTTAGTTTTATAAAATAATAAAAGGGATGACGCCGTAATTGGTATCATCCCTTTTTTTTATGCGTATAATTTAGTACGCTTTTTTGCTTCTGCAGTCGAAGGTTCAGCAGCATATGCTTTCTTCTCCCACGGTAGATCTTTATGACCTTCTATATAAGATTTACCCTTGTATTTAATCTTACCGTTTTTGCGTTCGTATTTACTATCATTCCAATACACATAATCATCATCATAATTAAGCTTTCCAGCTTTCATATCTTTCATATGTTGTTCTTCATGCGCGATAGTTTTTTCACGTTCAACAGGAGATAGGTTGGGGTCTATCTCTATAGTTCCATCATTATTAGCTCTACCAGCAACTCCTCTTTCTAATTTCTTAGCGGGTGATTTTCTTATAGTTTTACCTTTTCTTTTTGAAAGTCTTTTAGATTTTACAGGGCGTTTACCGCTTGATTTATCTTTATCAATTCCTAATTGCCAATCACTATAACCCAAAGCTAAAGCTATTTGTTGCCAAGCCTCGTGTTCTGTATCTAAAGCACCTTTTACATTACGCATTTTTAAGATTGCTCTATCCGCTGGTAAATTTGCTACCGCTGATAAAACCTGTCCTGTTGCTAATGCTGCAGGGTTATCTATATCTACGCCTAAACGATTCATATCTTTCAATGATTGTCTATATGTAAACGCTCTACCGGCTGACATTAATTTTCTTATTTTAGTGTCAATAGGTGGAGATAACGTAGTTAGCTTTAAAGCTGCTTTAGTGTAATCAGGTCGTTTAGATTCTTTCTGCTTGATAATTTCCATGATGATATTTTTCATGGTTGCTACAGCTGCTCCTCCAACACCAGACCCTCTTAAGAACGTATCCGCAATACCGTTAACTATTTTAGTAGATGCTTCAGTTTGTTCTTCATCATCTATTTCATCATCATCAAATAGCATTGCAAACATTGCTTGTTGTAAAGCTGTAAATATAATATTTTGCACAGCTCCATAATACAATATTTTAGACATATTAGTCTTCCAATCGCCTCTTCCATTAGCGAGATCTAACGCAGCTTTTTTAGTCAATCTAGTATATTGCATAGGTGTATTAGCGAAAGCTAATATAACACGTCCTAAACTGCTTGCTTGCTGCATTGAAACCCTATCAGGCCTTGAAGATTGTTGAGACTCTTCTGCTGTTTCTTGAAAATCAAGCATTGCTTTTTCTTTTGCTTGTTCTTCAGATAAACCTTGCTTCTTATATGTATTGACTCTATTGCGATAGAAGCTTGCTCCACCAATTGATATTGCAAAACTATCTGCAATTTGAGTTGGTAAAAAACCAGCTTTAAGTAACGCACTCAACCCCGCTCTTACTTTATTATCAGCTGTAGCTGCTGACTTAGCTAATTCATCCGCATTAATGTCATTCTTTAAACCACTACGACGTGATTTTAAAAAGTCTGAATTAAACAAATCGGCAAAGTCTTTCCAAAATCTAGGCTGGTTAGCAAATGCTTTTGCAGCCATTAAAGGATTATTATCGCTCCAGTTTAAAAAGTTAACTGCGGATATTGTTTGAAGTAAAGCTGATCTTGTATTAAAGAACATTACTGTACCAACAGAATCATTAACCCAATTCATAAATTGGTTTTCTAATCTAGTTGCGCCAGATGGACGATTCCTTCCGGTCTTCATTCTATACAATATGTCTTCTAATGCTTCTGTATAACGTTCTCCATAAATAGCTTTAAGCTTATTCATGTTATCTTTGCTATACACAACATCAACATTATCTTGCCACTGTTGTAAAAACTCTGATCGTTTACCTGTGTTTATATTATCTATTAGATCAATAGTTAATGAACCAGATAACCAGTTATTACCAGGCGCAGGATAACCTCCAACACCTACAATACTTTTTACATTTTCAGCAAAAGCAGACAACTCTTTAGAATCTTCAACATGTTTAACTAATGCTTCAACATCTTTTTTAGCTAATGTATCTGGCACAACATCTTGCTCATTCCATAAATAAACTCTCAAAGCTTCTTCATTTGTAAAACCACGAACAGCTTCTTTGTTAAGCTTAGCTGGTGTTTTACTAATTTGCTTCTTGAGATCACGCCATTGTTCTAAAGATTCAACCTTAGCTTTTTCAAAGTTGGCAATGCCAACAGCAAAAGGATTTATAATATTATCCTTATACCATTGTAAATTACGATCACCTTCTTTGCCTTTACCGAGTGTTGGATATATTAAACCAACATAATCTTCAGCAGAATAAGGAACAAAGAATTTAAACTTACCTTTATTACCAGCAAGCTTGTTGGCTCTATCTTCAGAATATCTAGCTTCAGCTTTAATACCTTTAACTCTTTCAAGCATTTGGTTAAAATCGTCGCTAAGAACCTCAGAAGCCATTACTTTTGTAGAATGACCGTTGGCATCAATATTATACTTATCAGCTATAGATTGATTGTTAAAGTCTACTATTGATTCGGGGGGTATACCTCCATCAAAAATAGCAACCTGAGGGTCAAAATATCTTTGAGTCCATGACCCTGTATAAACATTCCACCCGCTAGGCATTAATTCCCCGTACTTAGCAGAAGTGAGTTTATCATCTTGAAACCTATCTAAAGCAATAACCTTATAATTGTTTGTCATTGCTGTGTAAGCGTTGCTAAATGGAACACCGTTTAAAGCACTTTCTATTAGAAAAAGATAAGCATTTTTAGCTTGCATCGCATGCTCGTATATGTATGTACCTTTTTTATTACCTACTGGATTTGTGGAGTAACCAACCATTTCAGCACCCATTCTATGCCAGTGAGTCGCTCCCGCATCAGAAGTCCTCATCATTAACCAACCAACAGCTCTTGCGTTATTAGGATCTTTTAAAATCGCTTCATATATAGGCTGCCACATTTGATTGTGCATAGCCATATTTTTCTTGTTTTCTTGCTGAATATACCCACTATCCCATTGGCTTTTAATCTTTTGCTCTGTTAAGCCCATTTTTTCAAAGGCTCTAGCTACATAACCAGCAGCATCCCCTTCAAGTTTATTTGCATTTGTTTCAGTAGCTTCTTTAACAGCAGCTTCTAATTTTGTGTCGTAGTAATTGTTTATCTCATTATAATAATCTACCTCACTTTTAATTTTTGATTTTCTACCTTTTTTATCTCCAATACCTTTTTTAAATATCCTAGGTGTTGGTCTTAACAGTGCTCTATTCACCATTTCAAGTGGAATAGCGTTTAATAAAGGTTGTATGTCCTTAAAAAATTCATCAATAGACTCTTCTGTGTTTAAAAGATAATCATATGTTATGTTTTTATCTTTAAATAGCTGCTTTAAATCTTTGTAGTTTAAAAATTGCTGAGCATTTTTAGGTATTTCACTAGCTAAAACAACACCGTGCTTTTCTTTAAATAATTTTGCAGTAGCTGGATCTTTTTTAGCAAACTCAATCCTAGCTTCATTAGCTATAGATCTACTAACAGCTCTAGCTAAAGAGGACCTTCTATCACTTTTAGTTGTACCTGAACCTTCATAATAATCTAAAAATTCTTCTAAAGACGGAGGGTTGTCAATATTCCATAAAGCAGCTGGGCCACTACCTTTTTGAACATCAATTTGATCTAAAAATATATCTCTTAAAGACTCAAAATTTTTACTTACAAAATCAGTAAAAGCTTTATTTGTTTTAGTATTTTTACCAATAGCTTTTTTAACTAAAGGTAAAATTCTTTTTTCTACAAAATTATTAAAAAATTTATTTCTTAAATTAGCTTTCTTTTTCTTAGAACCGTCTTTTCCAGTAAGTTTATTACTAGTATCTTGCGCTGCTTGCTCAACAACGCGGTCAACTTCATCCTTAATAGTACTATCAAACCCAAGCCTTTCAGAAGTGTTTCTATTGTCGGTTTCTGAAAAATCAACATCACCTGAGTCTATTCCCTTCGCTTTATCAATATCTACTCCAATGCCTTGTCCGCCTTTTTCAATTATAGACTGAATACCTATATTTTTAGCAGTACGATTTGATCTTTGGTAAGCCCTAATTGTTACAAATTTGTCAAGATTTTGCTCGCTAGGGTTGTATTTATTACTTACTTCTGATATTAATTCAGTAAGCAAATCATTTTTCCAAATATTTCGTGCTTCTGCATAATTCTCAGAAACAACTCTGGTTGCATCTTTTGCTATTTTATCAAAATTACGTTGAGCTAACCTTTCTAATACTGGAGCAATTTCTTTACCAAACTGGGATTTTAATAAGTTATCTGCAAACTGCTTAGTATTGGGATCGTTCATTGAGTTTGTAATAAAATCAGAAACTTTCCCATTAGATTTGTCAAGGAGACCTTGAAGATTAGATTTTGATGAAAAATCATTTACTTCTTCCGTTATTTCAGAGCCTAAATCTACTGCTTCTTCATCTGTTGTAGTTCCTGACAATGTTTGCTTTGTAATTGTTTTACCCGCAGTGACATCTTCTTGGAATCTTGTAACAAATTCTAATGCGCCTTGAGCGGTATCAATATTCAATCCATCAATAACTTCTGCATCTAATTTGCCGTTAAGTAGGTTTTTTATTCTAATAGAAAGTCTTTGTAAAAAATCCTGCTTTTTATTGCTTCTAAGTACGTCTTGCGCAATTACGTCGCCAATGATATTAAATATTTCTTCACCTCTTATTTCTTCAGCTTGCTGTGCTGTTATATCGCCTTCATCTACTCTTTCGCTTATTCTCTGATCATATAAAGCTATACTTTGTTTTATAGCATTTTTTTTATTTTCAGGAAGATCAATATCTTCAATAGTATTTAGTAAATCTTCTTTTATTGCAGCAAACTCAGATTTTGGGATATTTAAGCTCACAAAAGCCGCGTGCAGATATTCATGTAAAGGTACGGCTGCTAATGACTTACCTTTTGATCTACCTCTTTGTGGCATATAAGCCATAACTCCACTTTTTGGGTCATAAAAGCCATTTCTTCCCTCATTTTGAGTAGCAATAGCTACTGCTTGATCAAAGTTTAGTCTAGTGCCATCAACCTCTATAGTGGCATTTGTATCTCCCTCTTCAACAAAATTATTTATATCTTCTAATGCTTGATCAGAAACCTCTACAGCTGCTTTTACATAACCTGTTTTTTTATTATGTGCTTTTATTTTTTGTAAGGAAACGTCACCATCTTCAATTTCTCTTACAATATCACCTTCTTCAAATAACCCAGCCTTAGCTTTGTCCGCGCTTACTAAATTAGCAGGAGAAGTTGTCTGTAGAATAGCTCGTTTTTGCTCTTGCGCTTGATTAAACTCTTGCTCAAGTTCAACGCGCATTGCATCTTTTTCAGCGTCTGTTAATGAGCTGTCAGCTGCTATTCTAGTCCATCTTCTATTTACAGCTCTGGCTTTTCTATCAAACTCCATTACTTGCTGTTGATCTTCAAAACTTAGTTTTTCAAATCTAGCTAAAGTAACGTCGTTTAATCTTATAAGCTCTTTTTCTGTTTTTTGTCTTTGAGTTGTCGCTTCTTGTTTTGCCGCTTCAGAGGCGTTTGGATCGTTTATAATATTTCTGAACCCGTTTAACTTTTCAGTTAATGTAGCTACTTCAGCTCTTTGTTTTTTATCTGCTGCGACATTTGCTACAATGTTTCTAGCAATACCACCAAATTCAGTAACTTTAAATCCGTTACCCATAACAAAACCTCCAGCAGCTGCTTCATCTAACCCTTCAAAATAACTTTTATCAGCATTATCAAACCATATATCAAAAGCATTTTGTCCTAACTGTGAAACAGATTCTGAACCTGTTTCTGTAAGAACGCCAGCTGTATATTGCTTGCCAGCTTGTTTCCAAGAAGCTTTAAATTCATCCGGTCCAATTCTTTTCCATGATTTTTTAATGCCTCCTAGTAAAAACTTGTCAGCATAACCATCAATCATTTCTGCCGCGCCATGCCCTACAGATGTTAAAAGTTTTAAACCGTCATTCTTTTTTGTTATGTTTTTGTTTTTCTCTATATCACTTTTTATAGCTGCTGTTTCAAAACTATCAGTAGATTCAAGTAACTCTTTTTCTAATCTATTAATATTTTCTCTAGCAGTTTGTTCTTCAACTGAAAACTGTGATAATCTTGATGTAGTGCCCATCGCCCCGAAAAGATAAGGAGCAGCGTTTCCTGTGCTCGCCGCTAAAAGAAATGGTGTTTGGTTAGCAAAAAGTTGAGCTGCCCAAGTATCAGCACCAGACCATTTATCCCCAGAAGCTTCCAGATCATCTAAACTTATAGGTGCTTCAAGATTTTCTTCTATGTCTTTCTGATGAGCTATTAACACATCATTAACATATTTAGAGGCGCTTGACTGATAATCCTTTTCAGCAGCCATCATATTTACAAGTTCTAAAGTACCTGAAGCCATCTCTAGTCCGGTAGTTTTAAAAGCAGCTTCTATTTGGTCGGCTATTTTATAAGATTTTTTAAAATAATCTAAAGCAAAGCCAGCGTCTTTTGAAGCAGCTGCGGCATCAGCATACTCTTCTTGCAGTTTAGGAACTGACGCAACAAATGCCTTATATTCTTTTATTTCATCCTCAGCAAGCTCTTCACCCGCTTCAAATTTTGATCTTATTGAAACGGCATTGCTAATAGCAGTTTCAATACTTTGTACTTTTTCTTGTACTTGCCCAAAATCTTTTTCAACATTCTTTTCAACCTCTTCTTTAATATCTGTTGGAAGATCATCAATGTACGTTGTTGCTAGTGCTCTTTTCTTTTTATATAAAATTTCAGCAAAATAATCATCAGATAAATCAACTTGCCCGCCGCTTGTGTATACGTCATACATATCTTTTTTAGCTCCAGTATATTCATCAGCTGGCGTATAAGTATATGTTGAGCCCATATAAGTGCCCTTAGTAACAGGTTTATTTGCTATAGCAAATTCAGCCGCTAAGCTTTTTTCTGTTTCATCGTATAAGCTATTTACATCAACAGCCGTAGCGTCATAAAAACCTTTTTCAGCATTGCTAACTTTTTCATTAAAAATATTTTCGCTTCTTTGTATATCTTTTTTTCTTACCTGCCCTCTTACACTTTTACGAGGTGATTCCAAAGAACCATCTGCCGACTGCAACTCCGTATCTACGGGTGTTTCTGCCACTACAAGTGCAGTTTCCTTTGCAGTGGTGTTTCCCTTTCCCTCTTGAGCAGCGATATTAATTATACCATGCTTAGATTTATAATCTTCGAAACTTAATCCAGCTTTAGAAGCAGCATCAATTATTTCTTGCTCTGTATATTGATCTCCGTCGTATTCGAACATATTATTTTATTTTATTTTGGTAATTTTCTAAGTCTTCTTTTTTTGTCAACAGCGTTTTTAACAAACATATCAAAATCTACCCCAGCTTGTCCGCCTGGCTTACTACTAAACTCTCTAATTAAAGCAATATTATCCTCTTTTCTATTAAGATCATATCGCATTTCATTATCTTGCCCGGGACTAATAACAAGTTCGGTTCCTTGCATTTCAGTATCAGTACCTACATTTGTTCTAATCCAAACGCTTTTGTCTTTATAAAAATCTGCCACTTGTTGATTAGCTGAATTTTGTGCTTTGGTAATTTTTGGGGGTTTTTTTGAATCAATTTCATTTTGTCTATCTTGTTTTTGCTGATCTAATCTAGCTTTTTGTAGTTGAGTAGAAACTCCGGTTACTTTTTCTTCGCGTTGTGCTTGGTATGGGTTTAATAGTTGTGTTGCAACTTCATACATTTTTTGCTTAACAAAATCTTTTGGGTTTTCACCATTCTTAATTTTTGTGTTAAAACTATCATAATCTAAACCATCTTGTTCCCAGTTATTCACACTAGCGTAAGCTCTTACAGTACTTTCGTCATCTAACTCAGCATCAAACATTCGCATTAAGTAAGGCTTTATAGCCTCCATGTTAATTGGTTTTTTCACCATGTTACCGTTGGCGTCTTGTGTTTGAACAAATTTATCTCCGTACATTTCTTCAAACTTTTCCGTTACTTGGGTAACATAATCAAAAGCGTTTTTCTTAGGAACCATTTTAACTGGTGAATTCAAATATTGCTTTACACTTTGAACATATCCTAGCCCGCCTGGTGTAGACCCTCCTGTTAAAATGTTTCCATTTTTATCTCTAAAAACACCTGTAAGCCCTTTCCCAGTAGCTATCCCGTTAGCTATATCAGTATTTTTGGGGCCAGAAGCAGCAAAATCAAATTCATCTTTTTCATACCCCTCTTGCATTTTAATTTTATAAGCTTTGTTTGCTTCATTAAGAGTTTTTAATTCTTGAATTTGATTTTTAAACTTTTCTTGGTTTATTCTCCATTCTGTTCCTCTTCCACCGCTCAACGCAGCATCGCGGTCTTTTTGGTGATTAAGCCAATCTTCTTTTAAGTTTAAAGAAACTTCTTGGACAGATGCATTCCAAACATCACTAACTCCAGAGCTGTCTACATCGAAATCGCCTAATTTGTCATCATAGTAATCTTGTAAATCAGCCGCAACTTGTTTTCTATAGTTAGCCCGGTCAACACTCATATTATAGCCTTCAGCTGCAGCCGCACCTACACCCATCCATGACGGAGCAGACATTCTGCGCATTTTTTCAACATACGTTCTACCTTCTGTGTACCCAGATTGTTGTCCCGCATCAAATGCCGTAGTTGGAACACCTGGGGTTTGTACGATACCCGATGTTGAAGATCCTGAAAAAACCCTTGCTGTATTGTTAACAACACGACGCCCGCCCCTTCTTTTAAAAGGTGTACTTGCCAACCTAGGGGGGCCTGGAAGTATTCCTTTTACAAAATTATAAGGTGTTGAAGCTGATTGATCTCTTAAATTATTTCCAGTAGCTATATTTATATTTTCGCTATTTGGATCATTTTTTAATCTCCAAGCAGAAGCTGCTATTGTAAATTGGTCAAAATTAGTTATGCCTT